TTATATATGGATAAAAATTATATTGGATTTGTATATATTTGGTTGAATAATTTCAATGATAAAAAATATATTGGCGCTCATATTGGGAAAATTGATGATGGTTATATTGGTTCAGGAAAGGCATTTTCTTGTGCCATAAAGAAATATGGTATGGAAAATTTTACGAGAGAAATTCTATATTATGAGTATGAAAGTGAGCAAAATCTTTTTCAAAAAGAGTTTGAAATTATTAATCAATATAATGCAGTATTGGATGAAAATTTTTATAACATGACAAACATTTCTCCGAAACAATCAAAATTTGTTTCTGGAAAATATGTTAAAATCGTAACTGATGAAACTAAAAAAAAGATAAGAGAAATTGCGCTGAAAAGAGAAACTCCAAATCAAGATACCAGAAACAAAATGAGTAAAAATAATCATATGAGAGGTAAAAGATGGTTCAACAATGGGCAAGATAATAAAGCTTTTTTGGTCGGAAAAGAACCAGCTGGTTGGATTCTTGGAAGATTGAAAACGAGTCAAGGAAATAGTGGTTATAGAACTTATAATAATGGAATTATAGAAAAACAATTTCCTTCAAATGTTGAACCAACAGACGAATGGAAACGAGGAAGATTGCCTTCTAATATAAAAAGTGGTAAGGACAATCCATTTTATAATAAAAAACATTCTGATGAAACTATAACTAAAATAAAAAATACTAAAAAGAAAAGGAAACTCAATGAAATTAGTAAGTAGAAAAATTGTTGAATCTGAAGGGACTATGTATTGGGATATGACAATTCCAAAAAATCATAATTATGTTCTTACTAATGGAAATGTTGCACATAATACGGGCATCGGTTTCTCTGTAGAAGAAGAATACATTACACAATTACCAATTATTGCAGAAGAGTTTCACGAAACAGACACAACCATTGTCGTTGCAGATTCCAAACTTGGATGGGCAAAAGCACTCAAAGAACTTTATAGTTTGCTCTGGACAGGACAGATTCCAAATTGGGATTTATCAAAGGTTCGTGCTGCAGGAAAACCTCTCAAAACATTTGGTGGTCGTGCTTCAGGTCCAGAACCATTGGAAGACCTTTTTAATTTTTCAGTCAATACATTTCGCAATGCAGCTGGTCGAAAATTACGACCAGTTGAGTGCCACGACTTGGTTTGTAAAATTGCAGAAATTGTAGTGGTAGGTGGAGTTCGTAGAAGTGCTTTGATTTCACTCTCAAATCTTAATGACGAAACAATGAGACACGCAAAGTCAGGACAATGGTGGGAGTCACAACCACAAAGAGCACTTGCAAATAATTCAGTCAATTACAAAGGAAGACCAGACATTGGAACATTTATGAGAGAATGGTTATCACTTTATGATTCTAAGTCAGGTGAAAGAGGAATTTATAATAGTGTTTCTGCAAAGAAACAAGTAGAAAGGTTGAATGCCGATGAGCAAGAAAGAAGACAACCAAGAGAAGATTTTGGAACAAACCCTTGCAGTGAAATTATTCTTAGAAGCAGAGAATTTTGCAACCTCTCAGAAGTCGTTATTCGTAGATGGGACACTGCCAAATCACTTCGCCAGAAAGTTAAGCTTGCAACTATCCTTGGGACTTTCCAATCCACTCTTACCAGCTTCAAGTACCTCACAAAAGAATGGAAACGAAACTGTGACGAAGAACGACTTCTTGGAGTTTCCCTTACTGGAATAATGGACAACCCAAAAACAAATGGACAGGAGAAAGGCCTTGAAAAGTTACTGGACGAGTTACGAAAAGAAGCAATCAAAACAAACAAAGAGTGGGCAGAAAAACTCGGAATCCCACAATCTGCAGCAATTTCGTGCATCAAGCCTAGCGGTACAGTTAGTCAGTTGGTTGATTCTGCCTCTGGTATACATGCTCGCCATAATCCTTATTATATCAGAACAATTCGTGCAGACAACAAAGACCCCCTCTGCAAAATGATGAAAAAGGCCGGATTTCCAAACGAAGCAGATGTGACGAAACCACAACACACAACTGTATTCTCTTTTCCAATGAAATCACCAGACGATGCTGTTTGCAGACAAGATATGACTGCAATTGACCAGTTAAAACTTTGGATGACATATCAAACTCATTGGTGTGAACACAAACCATCCGTAACCATTTCTGTCAAAGAAAACGAATGGATGGAAGTTGGTTCTTGGGTGTGGGAAAATTTTGACACAATCAGTGGTATTTCATTTCTCCCTTTTAGTGAGCATACGTATCGTCAAGCTCCGTTTCAGGATTGCACAAAAGAACAATACGAAGAAGCTCTCAAGACAATCCCACAGGATGTGGATTGGTCAGAGTTATCGAAATATGAATCACAGGATTTTACTATTGGTGCTCAAGAGTTAGCCTGTTCTTCTGGTGATGGAGGATGTGAAGTGGTGGACCTCATTTGACAGGAGTAAGATGTTGATAGACGCTGATTTTGATTGTCCAAATTGTAATGCAGAATATAGTATTTCATTTGAAGAAGGATTTAATCCCGAACATTGTCCTTTCTGTGGCATTGTTTATGAAGTAGACGAAGAATACGGAGATGAAATCTGATGAATATATTGCCGGAGTTGATTATTCTCTCACTTCTCCGGCAGTATGTGTTGCAAAAATAATAAATAATGATATTACCTTTGAGAATAGTAGTTTTCATTTTCTCAAACAAACCAAGTCGCAAAAATCTTTTGGAAATATCCACTCGTATGAGTATCCAGAGTATTCAGATGACATTGACCGATTCTCTCAATTGGCAAGTTGGGTCGTTGAACGAATACGTTGGTATGATAATAGAGTGCAAAAAGTTTTTCTTGAGGATTATGCATTTGGTGCAACAGGCCGAGTATTTCATATTGCAGAAAATACAGGAATACTCAAAAAGGTTCTTAGAGCATCTGGTTTCTCTTATATTACTCTTCCACCTACAGTAGTCAAGAAATATGCTACAGGTAAGGGAAATGCGAATAAAGAGATGATGTACGAAACCTTCCTATCTGAAACAAAAGTTGACCTTAAAAGTCAATTGTCTCCAAACTCAAAACAAATTTCAAACCCTGTTTCCGACATTGTGGATTCTTTCTACATTGCAAGAACTGGATTGTGTCAATATTTCAACAAAAAGGAATAATATGCTTCCCCTAGCAGATTCTCCATATTCTATTGAAACCAGTACAAATAAGTCATTGAGATTTTCTAAAGAAGATGCTGAAAAAATTGCAATTGACTTGCAATCTAAAGGTTCAGATGTTGAAGTTTATTATAATGGGAAATTGCAATATAAATTAAATGGAAAAGAACAATTAAGTTTCTTTTAAAATATACTTGACAATTTGTTTTAGTATTGTTATAATAGTATATGTAAAATGATAAATTGAACGAGTGAAAAAATGAGTTACTGGAATCACAGATTAGTAAAAGATGTTGAGAGTGGTCGCCTTGCGATACACGAAGTGTATTATGATGACGATGATACTCCAACTGGTTATACCGAAAATCCTGTTTATATAGATACTTTCCCAGACGATGAGGGATGGTTTACGAATGGTGTTCCTGAAACACCTCAAGCTGCAATCTGGCAGGTAATAGAACAAATCACTGGCGATATTCGCAGAAATGATGATATCATCTACTCTACTGATTTTGAAAAAGGTGGTTGTTATTATAAAGAAGATGGCCTGGATGCACTTGAAAAAATTGAAATGATAGACAAGATTGGAGAGCCTGAATGAGTGGCATGATGAATTTTGATACTTCAAAAATTGAGGAAATGAAACGAAAAAGGGAAGAAGGATTGCCCTATGTCTCTGAAGATGTAGTAGAAGCATCAAAGAATGCAAAGGGTGGTAGTGAACTTATTTACGAAAGAGTTAAAGAACGAGTGCCTGAAGACTTGTGGAACTACTTTCAGGTCATACTTTCCAGAGTCAGAGAGTTAGAAGACAAACCAAGAATACTCTGGTTTCAAGACACTTCAAAAGATCCAGAAGTTCAGTTCCTCAAGAAAAAGGAATCAAGAGATAAGTTTGAGCGGTTTGTATTTCCTTCTGATTGGTCGTTAGAGAAATATCACCTTGATCTTGGAATTGAATACGAAAAAAGTGTAGTATTGAAAAACGCAATTGTTCCAATACCTACTCATTCCAAACCAAATGAGGGACCAATAAGATTAGTGTACATCTCTACACCTCATCGTGGTCTAGATGTTTTGATTGGTGCATTTCGTGCGTTGAAATTAGAAAATGTAGAACTCGACATCTATTCCAGTTTCAAAATCTATGGTTGGGAAGAGAAAGACAAAGAGTTTGAAAAACTTTATCAAATATGTCGGGACACTCCAAACGTGAATTATCATGGTAGTGTTTCCAATGAAGAAATTCGTACTGCACTTCAACAAACCCATATTCTTGCATATCCGAATGTCTATCCAGAAACAGCATGTATTTCTGTGATAGAAGCGATGAGTGCAGGGTGTGTTGTTGTATGTCCGAATCTTGCAGTCCTTCCAGAAACTTGTGCAAATTTTGCATGGATGTATGGTTTTGTCCAAGATAAGACAGAACACGCAAGGAAGTTTGCATATGTGCTGAAGGATGCAATTGATAATTTCTGGGAACCATCAGTTCAGGCTGGTCTTGGTTTTCAGAAACAATATTTTGATATGCACTACGACATTGAGACTACTGCTAAACAGTGGGAGATGATGTTGCAGACAATCAAAAATAACATTGAACGTTCCAAGGAGCAAAAATCGTAATGGCAAGAAAGAAAATCGTAGTTGAACGCAAACCCATGAAAGTAAAACGTACTCGCAAGATTACAGAAGAGCAACGTGAGGCTCTTCGTCAACGCATGACTGAAATGCGAAAGAAGCGCAAACCAGCAGAGTACAAGAATGTAAATAAGACTGTTCTGGCACTCCCAGAAGAGGATGAGTACTCTTTCAAGAACGTCAAAGAATGGATTAAGGAGTCAAAGGATTTGGTTTCTCAGTACAACAAACAAGCACGTAGTGCAAAAAACAGTCCAAGTGACAGACAGATTGCATCTAACCTTGCAGATAACAAACGAGCATATATTCGTATGTGCGAACATTATCTCAAGACAGGTGATTGGTTTGCGATGTTTTCTGGAAAAAATGAGGAACACAAAGTCATTTCCAAGTGTATTGCGATGGCCTATTATCCAGATGGAACACCCAAAAGAACAATAGGTGTGTTTTATCCAGACATCAACATGGTCTGGACTAAAGATATGGATGAAAGTGAGTTTGTGTTTCAGGAAAATCGTGAATATATAAAGAATGAAACAATTGCAATGACAGATAAACAATTTACAGGAGATATGTAATGGCATTGAGTATTGCAGAAGTCTTGGAAGATGTAGCAAAAGCCAAGACCAGAGAAGAAAAAAGAAATGTTCTCAAGAAAAATGAATCATGGTCTTTGAAAGCTCTTCTTCAACAAAATTACCACCCAGACGCTAGTTGGTTGATTCCACCAGGCGCTCCACCTTACAATGAAAACCAAACTTCTGCTGATACGAGTTTAATGTATGAAGCAAAGAAGTTGGATTATTATACAAGTGGACAAAAAAATATTCCTATGTTGAAAAGGGAAGCTATGTTTGTTACTCTATTAGAACGATTAAGTCCAGATGAAGCAGAAATTCTTATTGCAATCAAGGACCAGAAGTTATCTTACAGGGGGCTCACCTATAAACTCGTAAAAGACACATGGCCAGACTTACTCCCAGAACAGGAAGAGAAATCAACCACTTCTGTTACGGAAAAAGAAGAAGAAGAACCAATAGCAGAAGTCGAAAATACATAAATACAAGTACACTTTGGTTGAAATGGTTATATCAATTTAAATTTTTGATTGTCACTGTAACTGAACAAAGGAAACGCATGATAAAAGCAGTAAGATACTGTCTTACTCTTTTAACTGCACTTTTGATTTTTACAACCCCTACGAATAGTAAAGTTAGCGATTCTGTAATATACGTACAAGAACCAGCACCATTAACTTTATCACTCAAACCCGATTATTTTAGCAACATTACTTACTCTAATGAAGAATTGGAGTGTCTTGCGCTAAACATCTACTTTGAGGCAGGAGTTGAAAGTACAGCAGGGAAGCTTGCGGTAGCGAATGTCACTATCAATAGAAAGAATTTGAGTGACTTCCCAAATACAATATGTGGTGTAGTAAAAGAAGGCAAACACTATTACGATAAGAGAGTTGACAAGAAATATCCGTTGAGAAACAGATGTCAATTCAGTTGGTATTGTGATGGTTTAGTAGACAAACCGAAAAAGGGAAGAACTTGGGATACTTCTCTTGGGATAGCAGAGATTGCACTCAAAAAACATTATGCCGACATTCTCATCGACATTACGGATGGTTCAACACACTATCACGCTAATTGGATGGAGAATTATCCATCATGGGCATATTCCAAGAAAAAGATGGCCGCTATTGACAGGCACATTTTTTACAAAACAAAAAAATACCGATAATCAACTCAAAACTTGACATTATGAGTTCTATGATGTATACTATAAACATGAACTAATAGGAGAATATTATGAAAAAATTGTTGTTATCGGTATTCGTTATGTGTGCGATGTATGAGTCAGCGTGGTCGAGGATTGAGAGAATTTGTATTGCACCTGCTGGATGTCAAATCATAATGAGCACAGGAGAATGTCCAGAATGTATTGACAAATTTATACCAGATGTAGAAACGAAGGTAGAGAAGAAGAAGAAAGAGGAAAAGATAGTCGCAATGAAACCTATTCAGACCAAGAGGAAATGGAAATGTATTATTCCACCTTGTGATGATTGGATTGATAGTGATGGAAATCTTATTATAAAAAATTGATATGATAATAAACTACTATATAAAGTATAAAGAAGAGTTTATAAAATGGGTAACATGCCAACATAGTATTCTGACAACTTAAAAAAAGGAGAATATGCCCTATTATGATTATCAATGTATGGCCTGTAACCATGTCTTTGAAAAGAATATGTTTATACGTGATCGTAAAAAACCCACTGAGGAACCTTGTCCAGAGTGTTCCGAAAGTGAAGTTAAACAACAACTTGCCACACCATATCAAGGTGATCCATGGCATTTCGCAGGGAAGAAGCCGGATGACGGATTCAAAGATCGTCTTAAAGAAATAAAGAAATCTCACCATGGTTCAACAGTAAATACATGGTAAATTCTCAATCTTTAAGGCTCTATGGCGAAACGTAATCGTAAACTTCGCAATGAGTTGAATGAACAAGAACAATCCGAAAGGAATTTATATTTAATCAAAAGTAAGTACGATAATATCAGTAAACGTATGGATGGTCTTT